TGAAAGAAAGAACTGAGATTAAAATTTTCAGACCATTTAGGAGCAAGATATGGCAACGAAAGACAGACAAGCTCAGTACTTCGCAGAACTTGAGAAGCTCTTTACAGGACTTCCGGATAAGAAAAGGAGACTTGTAGGAGAAGCACTGCGAAAGATGGCTTATTTAAAAGCCGAGATGAGCGAACTTGAAGAAGAACTTAAGGAATACGGACGAATAGAAGAAGGAGCACACGGCACTAAAGTATCAGCAAGGGCAATCCTTTACCAGGGATACCTTAAGACCTATGTAAGCTGCGTAAAGACCTTACTGAAGGAAGTACCGGAGGAAGTAGAGCAGTCAAAGCTGGAGGCCTTCTTAAATGAAGGATAACAACTACATACTGCAGTACTACCAGGCAATCAGCGATGGATCAGAGAACGTAGGCAAGCTTATTAAGCTCGCTTATGAGTATGTACTCGACGGACTACAGGACCACAGCTTTTATTACAACCACAAGAAGGCGACACGGCCTATCCGGTTTATGGAGAGCTTCGTACATCATAGTAAAGGCAAGACCGGACTGCTTAAGCTTGAGCTCTGGCAGAAGGCTTTCCTGTCTTGCGTCTTCGGACTGGTAAATGGCGAGGACCTAAGGCAGTTTAAAGAGATCGTACTAAGCACAGGGAGAAAGTCCGGCAAGACTTTACTTATATCCGGCATTGCCGACTACATCCTGTACTGCGACGAGGACTACGGCAAAGAGATCTATTTCACAGCCACAAAGAAGGAGCAAGCCGAACTCTGCTACAGTGCCTTTTACCAGACCATTTTGAAGGAACCGGAGCTCCGGAGACTGATTATGAAGCGCAGGAGCGACGTGTACCTACCGAGTACCAACAGCTCCGCAAAAATGCTAACGAGCAACTACACTACGGCGGACGGCCTGAACAGCTCGCTTAATGTGTGTGACGAGTTTGCAGCATGGAAGGGTACGCAAGGTCTGAACCTGTACAGCACCTTAACGAGCGGAACGCTTTCCAGGAAGGAACCGCTCACCATTGCGATAAGCACTGCGAACAGAGTAAACGACGGAGTATACGACACACTGTACACGAGATCCACAAGGCTTTTGATGGGAGGATCTGAGGAAACAGCCTTCCTTCCCTTTATCTACCAGATAGAGGACCTGAGCAAATGGTGTGACATAAACGAGCTTAAGAAGGCAAACCCTAACTTAGGAGTATCGATACCGGTAAAGACCATACTGGAGGAGATCCAGAAGGCCGAGGGAGATCCTCAGGCAAAGAACGAGTTTCTTGTAAAGGTAGCAAACGTCAAGCAAAACGCAAGCACTGCCTGGATCTCTACGGCAGATATAAAGAAGACCGAAGGCCACCACCTGAAGCTCGAGGACTTTAAAGACAAGTACTGCGTTGTAGGCGTAGACCTCTCACAGACGACAGACTTAACGAGTGCCTGCGTTGTAGTCGAGGATAAAGGCAAGATAAACATAATAAGCCACTTCTGGCTACCGAGTGCAAGGATAGAAGAGGCAATACTGAGAGATCAGGTGCCTTACAACAAGTACATAGCTCAGGGCATTATGGACACCTCCGGGGAGAACTACATAGACTACGAGGACGTCTTTAACTGGGTAATGGATCTAAGACTGAAGTACGACATATACCCGCTCTTCATAGGGTACGACCGCTACAGCGCTCAGTACCTGGTAAAGCAACTTAGCCAGGTATATCAGTGCGAAGACGTTTACCAGGGCGACAACCTGTACCCGATAATGCTTGAGCTTGAAGGCCTCATAAAGGACGGCCGGATAAACATAGGCGACAACAACCTCCTAAAGATGCACCTGTTAAACAGTGCTATCAAGATAAGCGAGGAACGAGGCAGAGGGCGACTTGTAAAACTGAACCCGAAGCTGCACATAGACGGCACAGCTGCTCTGCTCTGTGCAATGACAATGAGAAACAAGTATTACCTTGAATACGAACCGCAATTCAAAAACGAGGACTAATTAATGGGACTTTTTGACAATCTGTTTAAAAGACGAGAGAACGCTAAAGCTCTTGAAAAGCTCCGCTCAGAGTTTGGAGTATTCACTGCGTACAGGCCTGCTTTTAAGACCTGGAACGGAGCATTATACGAAAACGAGCTTGTTAGAGCAAGCATAGACACTATAGCAAGGCACGTAGCAAAGCTGAAGATAGAATACCGAGGCTCTGCAAACAGCGACTTGGTAAACAGGCTAAAGAAGGGTATCTGTCCTTTTATGACAGACAGCCAATTCCTGTACAAGATGGCTACTACACTTTACATCAATAACACCTGCTTTATAGTGCCAGTCTATGACAACGACTTTAAGATCATAGGCTACTATCCTACGATCCCTGAGCATTGGGAAGTTAAAGAGCTCGAGGGCAAGCCCTGGCTGGTAATGTACTTCGACGAAGGCAAAGGCTACAGGAAGAGCGAAAACAAGGGAGCCGTACCTATAAACGAAGTAGGCATACTCACAAGGTACCAGTACAACAGCAAGTATTTCGGCGACGATAAGAGCGGACTGGATGAGACCATGAAGCTTATAGATCTCCAGAGGCAGGCCGTAGCTGAGAACGTGAAGAACGGAGCTACATACCGCTTTTACGCTAAGAGCCTCTCAGTGCTTAAGACTGACGACCTGAAGAAGGAAAGACAGCGCTTCACGGAGCAGAACCTGCAGAGCTCGAAGGAGAATGGAGGCGTACTTCTCTTCCCGAGGGACTACGACGACATAAAACAAATAGAGAACAAGCCGTACAGCATAGATGCAGAACAGCAGAAGCTAATCAAAGATAACGTATATGATTTTTACGGAGTTAACTCCTCAGTCATACAGAACAGGGCGACCAGTGATGAACTGGACGCCTTTTTTAATGGCTGTATCGAATGGGTAAGCATACAGGCCGGAGAGGTCCTCCGGAACCTGATATTCAGCTACAAGGAGAGAAGTTACGGCAACGAGGTACTGCTCCTGGCAAACAGACTGCAGTACATGAGCGCTAACCAGAGGCTCGAACTCAGCAAGGACTTACTCGACAGAGGAATACTGAGCATTAACGAGGCAAGGGAGATCTTGAACCTCAGCCCGATAGAAGACGGCGACGTCTACTTCATCAGAGGCGAGTACTACACCGTAGGAGACAAGATAAACAACGGAGGCACAGACAATGGAACAGAAGATAACGAGAACGCTTAACTTCGATATGAACACCGAAGAGGTAGAAACAAAGGGAAGAATAACCGGAAGGCCTATAGTCTATAACTCGCTTACAGACATAGGCTATTTTTATGAGCAAATCGCACCAGGCGCCTTAGATCATACAGACCTTAGAGACGTAAGGCTCCTCATAAACCACGATACAAGCAGGATACCGCTTGCAAGATCCAGAAGGAACAACGAGAACAGCACAATGCAGCTCATACCTGTAGTGGAAGGTATGGACTTTAGAGCAGATATTGACATAGAGAACAATGCCGAAGCGAGAGCTCTCTACAGCGCAATAGAGAGAGGAGATATATCCGGCATGAGCTTTATGTTCATTATAGATGGCGAGGAATGGACCGACCTTGATACGGATAAGCCAACGAGAACTATAACAAGCATCTCCAAGGTGTACGAGATCTCGGCCGTAACTTTCCCAGCCTACGAAGACACAAGCATTAACGTACAGAGAAACCTTGACAACGAAGCGCTGGAGAGCGCCAGAGCAACTCTGGAGAGAGAAAAAGAGGCAAAGAGACAGTTAGAGCTTGCAAAAGCAAAGCTGAGGCTACAGCTTCAGCTGGAAAGGTAATCACTATGGAATTAAGAGACATAGACCAGAGACTCGAAGAGATCCGCTCCCTCGACATATCAGCTATGGACGACCAGGCAGAAGTAGAAAAGCTTACTGCCGAAGCCAAAGAGCTTAACGAAAAGAGGGCAGCACTCGTAGAGGAAAGAAAACAGGCAGAGGCAAAAGTACTTGCTGCTGCTGAAGTAACAGAAGAACACGAAAACAGAGAGGCAAAACCAGTTATGGAAAACACAATTACAAGAAACTCACCAGAGTACATTAACGCATACGCAGAAGCAATTAAGACAGACAACTACAAGGAGCTCCGTTCACTTCTTACAGAGAACGTAACCGGAGGCACAGTAGCTGTTCCTGATGTTGTAGCTGACTTCGTAAAGGAAGCATGGGAAAGCAACGAGATCTGGAGAAGAGTACCAAAGACATTCCTTAAAGGAAACTACAAGATCCAGTTTGAGATAAACGCTCCTATAGCTGTAGCACATACAGAGGGAACAGACCCTATCTCAGAAGAAAATCTTCAGATGGGTATCGTAAATCTCCAGCCAGTTTACTTCAAAAAGTACGTGAAAGTATCAGATGAAGCACTGAGCCTCACCGGAGAAGCTTTCCTTCAGTATATCTATGCAGAAGTTACAGATAGAATTATTGCAGCTATCATTAACAGCTTAATGGTAGCAATTAACGCAAGCACCGCAGCAACAACAGGTATTCCTCATTCAGCTGTAATTCAGGGAGCTATAGCAAACACAGATATAATCAATGCTATTGGACAGCTCAAAGGCGAGCTCAGGGATGTTGTCGTTATGACATCAAGATCAGCTTACGCACAGTATAAGGCTCTTGCGTTTGCAGCTGGATACGGTATAGACATCTTCGATGGCCTCGAAGTACTCTTTACTGACCAGCTCCCAACAGGAGTAAGGGCTATCGTAGGATCTCTTAGAGACGGCGCACACGCTAACTTGCCAAATGGCCAGGAAGTAGAGTTTAAGATCGACAGCACATCTCTTGCTCTTACATCAGCTGACATGGTAGGTATTCTTGGCAGGATGTATGCAGGTGTAGGCGTAGTAAGAGACGGAGCTTTCTGCGTAATCAAGGCTCAGGCTTAACCTATGAAAGTATTACTACCAAACGGGCAGACCCTTTTAACTGACGACAAGACTGCGGAGTATATGATCTCCTGCGGACTTGCAAAGGCAGAGGAAGAACCGAAGAAGGAACCCAAGAAGAAGACAACCAAGAAAGCGAGTAAATAAGCAATGTTAGAACTGGTAAAGACAAGTTTAAGAGTAACAACTACCGCATACGATGCCGAGCTTACGATGCTCATAAACGCAGCACTTAGAGACTTAGGCCTTGCTGGTGTAATGGACGATGTACTTGCCGACACCAGCACAGACCCACTTATAAACCTTGCTGTAACTATCTTTGCTAAAAGGCACTTCAGCCGAACAGCACCCGCAGAGTACGAAGCACTGGAGCAGAGCTACCTATCCTTTAAGAGCCTGCTCCGGAGCTCCACCGGGTACACAAACTGGGAGGCATAATGGACACAGTAATTAACCTTATCGCAGAGACTATAGGCACAGACGATATAGGCAACCAGACAGTAACAGAGACCTCTAAACAGGTCTTTGCTACTGCTAAGCCTATAAATCAAAATGAGTTTTTCAGTGCCAGAACTACAGGCATTAACCCTGCAGTTAAGATGCTTGTATTCTTTGGCGACTACGCAGGCGAGGAACTCCTGGAATGGAACGGGCAGAAGTATAACATCTACCGTACGTACCTCCGGGAAGACGACATAATAGAGCTATACGCAGAGAGGCATATAGGGCAACAGTAATGGCATACAGGTTTCCTAAAGCAAAACACAAGAAGCGGTATGCAGTTAAACCTGAAGAGCTGGGAGAAGCTGTAGGCGAGATCCTCGGCATTTATTCTGAGGAAGTAACCAAGAACACGAAGGAAGCCGTAACAACAACGGCAGACGACACAGTACAGCTTCTAAAGGACACAAGCCCGAGAGAGAGCGCAAGCTTTCCAAGAGTTAAAAGCAAAAAGACGAACACCAAGTACCATGAAGGATGGACGGCTACACAAGCTTTTGACAACAGTCTCGAGCGAAGAGTAACGGTACACAATGCTACCGACTACCAGCTCATACACCTATTGGAATGGGGACACGCAAGGCGAGGCCTGCACTTTCATAGTGGCTTCGTTCCAGGAAAGCCCCACGTAATGCCTGCCTACGAAAAGGCACAGGAAGAACTCACAAAGGCCGTAAAGGAGGCAATCGAAAATGCAAATAACGACACTTAAAACGCTGCTTGATACTCTTAATTATCCGGTAGCTTATCAGAGGTTCAGAAGAGCTGTAGACCCTCCTTATATAGTCTTTGAGTTTGCCTATACGAACAACTTCGAGGCAGACGATACAGTCTACCGGGTAAGGCCGAGATACTCAGTGTACCTTTACACGAGCCTTAAAGACCCGGAGATAGAGGAGCAGATAGAACAGCTCTTTGAGGACAATTACATAGTCTGGGACAAGACAGAGACCTTTTTAGCAGACGAAGAACTAACGCAAATCATATACACGATATACGAGAGGTAATTTAAATGGCTAAAGTACAGTTTGGCTTAAGAAACGTATATATCTCAAAGATAACAGAGACAACAGACCCACAGACAGGAGAAGTAACCATATCTTACGGCACTCCTTTTGCACTGCCGGGCGCTGTTAACTTATCACTCAGCCCAGAGGGAGACGAAAATATCTTTTACGCTGACGACACTAACTACTACACAGTTAGCACCAACGCAGGATACTCAGGCAACCTTGAGATAGCAATGATAACTGATAAGTTTGCTACTGACATCTTAGGATATATAAAGGACCAGAACGAGCTTCTTGCAGAGAGCAAGGACGTACAGCCTGCAAGCTTCGCTATGATGTTTGAAGTACAGAGCGATGCTAAGGCAAGGCGTTACTGCTTCTACAATGTAAAGCCGGGGCGCGCAGATGTAAACGCAAACACAATAGAGGAGAGCGCAGAGGTACAGACCGCTACACTCGACATTACAGCTGCAGCTGCTAAGGACACAGGATACGTAAAGGTATCCACAACAGAAAGCACACCGGATACAGCTTACAACGCATGGTTTACAGCTGTTCCAGTAGTAACACCGTAACGGAAACGAGAGACAGGAAGCCCTTAAAGGCTTCCTTTTTCTTGCATATAAGGAGCAAGGGATATGCAGAAAACAATAAAAATAGCAGACAAGGAAGTTACATTAAAGGCGACGGCCTACACTCTGGTAGTTTACCAGGCAGAGTTTGACGAAGATATGTTTATTGCTCAGGATAAGGTCCTTAAGGCAATAAACGGAGACGAGGTAGTTATAAGCAAGATAGATACCCTCTACACGCTTAAGATACTCTGGGCACTGATAAAGACTGCAGACGAGAGCCTCCCGTCTTTTAATGATTGGATAAAGGACCTTCCGGAGGTCCCTATGGTAGAGCTGTACAGTGATAACATCTCACTTCTTACAGCCAATATGATAACGCACAGTGACATAGCAGGAAGCGTGACACCAAAAAACGCAGAAGGCACAGTAACCGGAAAAGAAAAATAAGCACTGCGGGCTTCATTGCAGCTGCACTCTCCAGAGGTTTTACTGTGCAGGACTTAAGAGACTTCACTGTAGGCCAGATCCTGGACACTCTCAAGGAGTTTATTCCGGAGGACGAAAGGATCTATAAAGCCGGACAGGACGACATAGACAGGATACTAAGATAATGGCAGATAACATTAAGGGCATTACAATACAAATCGGCGGAGACGTACAGCCACTAAACCAAGCTTTAGCCGAGGCCAGCAGGAGTGCTGCCAATTATAGCAAACAGCTTGCAGACATCAATAAGAAGCTAAAGCTCGACCCTAAAAACTTAGATCTTCTTACAGAGAAGCAGAACATACTAAACGAGGCTATAGCGGTATCTGATACCCGACTGGATGCTTTAAAGAGTGCATACGAAGAGGCTCTTAACGGACGAAAGAAGGGCACCGTAGCACAGGAGCAGATAGATGCCCTCGACAACGCAATAAAGGTAGCTGCTCAGAATAACCAGCTCCTCCGAGACGAAGCTGACCGCACACAGGCAAGCATAGACGAGTTAGCACGCTCTGCCGACGATGCAACCGGCGAACTCGACGAGATGGACGACGAGGCAGACGAAGCAGCAGACGGCCTCGACGGAGTAGGCGAAAGCGCAGGCCAGGCAAGCGAGAGGATGAGAGCTCTCAACGGCGACGGCGTAGACCTTGCGAAAGGCTTTGCCGGTCTCTTAACAGGCACATACAAATTGAAGGACGCTGTCCTTGCCCTGAACCCTAAAAACATACTTACTCTTGTGGCAGCGTTTGGTACCGGAGCAGTTAAGATAGCAGAGTACCTGGATAAATTAGATCCATTAATACAGAAGAGCAAAGCTCTTAACGATGAAGTAGACAAGAGCGCCAAGGAATGGCAGGCAACACAGATATCTTCACAGAAGCAGGCCGATACTTACCTCGTTTTGTTTAAAAAAGTATCAGATCTCAACGACAAGATAAAGATATATAAGCAGTTAGGCTATGACACTACAGACATGAGCAAACAGCTCGAGTACTGGAGCGGAATATTAAACGACACCGTAGGACATAGCGTAACGACTTACGACAAAGAGACCGGAGTACTTAAAGAGACCAACAAGCAGTTAACCGAACACTATAAAAACCTGCGTAATAATGCGATCCTGGAGGCTCAGGCAGAGAGACTTAAAGAGCTCTACGTCGAGCAATACCAGGAAATGCAGAACATAGCAGAGTATCAGGAGAAGATAGACTCCGGAGCAGTACACATAGGTACAAGCTACCAATACCTGCAGAACGAAAGCCAGAAGAGACTGGACAGGATCAACGAAGAGATAGGAGCTCTTGAAAAGGCAAACAACGAGCTTATCAGCTCCACCGAGCAGATAAGCGATACTTACTATACCGAAGGTAAGCAGAGCGGTAATAACTATTATCAGGGCTTCAAGGACAGCAAGGTTGCAAGCAAGATACACAGAGACATTAACGATGCTATCCAGACACAGATAAGCGTAGGATATGCAAACAGCAAGAAGTTTATAGCCAGGATAACAGGACTTGCCCAGGGCGGTATCGTTACAAAGCCTACACTGGCAGTGGTAGGCGAGGGCAAAGGACCTGAGGCTGTAATTCCTTTAGACCGCTTAGGAGATATTATCCAAGGCGCAATAGGATCCAACAGACAGAGCGGAGGAGTTTATAACCTGAACGTTTACCCCAGAGATATGAGCGCCTCACAGCAGGACGCACTGCTGAATAAGTTTAACAGGATGTTAGGCGGAATGACACCGAGGGAGAGCATTTAATATGGACGTAAGAAAAGTATACTTTGTAAACCAGGACGGAGACCGCATTAACTGCCTGCTCAGAAGCTCTTTCTTTAACGACCTGCAGGGCTTAGGCTTCGCTAATGAGTATAATATGCTCTCTCCAAAAGACGGCTTTTATACGATAACAGAACAGCAGACAGTACAGCCTAACATATCAGGCATAATATCCTTCATAGACAGGAAGACCGCTTACAAGGACTACAGGACCTTAACGAGCTGGATAAACAGAGCAACGGAGCTGAGTATAGCTTATGCTCCGTATGACAACATAGAGTACTTCATAGACGTAGCTATAGACAGTGTGAGCAAGGGAGAACTCGACACCGGAGGCTATCTCTCCTGCGACATATCCTTTTTAGCACTAACTCCTTGGTACAGTGCAAACCCTGCTACTCTATCCTTTGACGAGAGCATACTGCACGACATCAAGAGGTACGACTATAACTACGAGTACAAGTACGGCAACACTACGACACCAGGAGAGCTGGACTTCACGGTCTCCGGAGATTACGACGCAGCTATTTACTTTGTTGCTCAAGGCGGACTGGAAGATCCTGTACTTACACTTCTTAACAAGAGCACCGGAGCAATTATAGGGCAGGTAGATCTAACAGGCCTGACAGTAAACGATAATCAGCAGTTAGTCTTTGCAACGACCA